GTTCGGGCCGCCGCAGATCGCCCCGGTCAGCCCGAACATCATCAACGCGGCCGCGTCGTTCGAGCAGGCCGACCTGCTGTTCTCGATCGCGGGGGTGATGCTCGGCGGCCGGGACCAGGCGGTCAAGGAGGCGCCGCTGTGCGGGTACGCCGAGGTCTACGACACCGAGATCCGCTACACCGACGGCCGGCCGGGGATGATGAAGCGGGTCGCCGCGGTCGCCGGGACGAACGAGGGCGGCCTGCCCAGCCTGTTCGTCGGCGACGAGCTGCACGAGTGGGGCGACGTCGGGTCGACGAAGGCCCGCGTGCACATGGTCATCGGCAAGTCGACGAAGAAGCGGCGGATGATCTGCCGCGTGCCGATCAAGGACGGCGAGGAGTACGGCGGCCCCGGCGAGATCATCACCAAGGGCGACGGCAGCCGCTACGCGGAGGTCCCGCGCGGGCCCGGGCGGATCCTGAACATCTCGACGGCCGGGTTCGACGTGCAGCACTCGCTGCTCGGGGCGATGTACCTGCACGGCAAGAGGGCCGAGCGCGACCCCCGGCTGGCGCCGCGGCTGCTGTTCGACTGGCACGAGGGCGAGGACGGCGACTACTCCGACCCCGAGCACCGCCGCCGCGCCGTCCGCGCGGGCTCGGAGGCGGCCGGCGTGCTGTGGGACGTCGAGGCCAGGGTGCGGGAATGGGACAAGCCCGAGGTCCCCAGCCACGAGTGGATCAGGTACTACGCCAACAGGTGGGTCGACGTCGCCTCGGAGAGCTGGCTCGCCGACCACCCCGGCGCCTGGGCCAAGTGCAAGGGAACCTGGGACATCGCCGGGCACGAGCCGACCGTGCTGGCGATCGACATGGCCCTCAAACGCGACTCGGTCTCGGTCCGAGAGCTCGTCCGCCTCGACGACGGCCGCGTCGCGACGACGAACCGCACCTGGTACCCGAACGACGGCAAGATCGACCACCTCGAGGTCCAGGATTACATCCGGTCGAGGGCGACCGAGCTGGGGCCACGGTTCCGGGGCCTGCTCTACGACCCGCGGTTCTTCGAGCTGCCCGCCCGGATGCTCGAGGAGGAGGGATTCCTGGTCATCGAGTTCAACCAGAGCCCCCAGCAGATGGCCCCGGCCGTCGGCATGGCGTTCGACATGATCATCCACCAGCAGATCGTGCACGCCGACGACGAGGACGAGGCCCGCCAGGTCAACGCCGCGGTGAAACGAGACCAGGAGCGCGGCTTCACCCTGTCGAAGGGCCGATCGCGGATCCACATCGACGCCGCGATCACGCTGTGCATGGGCGTCGACGGCCTGGCCAGGCTGACGGATCAGGTCGACATCATGGAGACAATCTGGTGATCACGGCTGGAGTGTGGTAATGCTCCAAACATCCTGCGTGTGCCATCATCTCTCTTGTAGGTATCCGACAACCCCGGAGGCTCCGTGAGCGCGTTCCGCAAGTCCTTCGGCGGCGCCGTCGTCGCCACCGGGGGCGCCATCCGGTGGGCGTGGCACGTCGGCCCGGCGGTGGCCGGGATGGCGGCGGTGTCGGTGGCGGCGGGCGGCATCGTCCAGTCGTTCGCGCACGCCGGCGGCGTGTACGTCGGCCTGGCGGTGGCGGGCCTGTTCCTCATCGCGATCGACCTGAAGGGCTAGGCCGTGGCGCACGGGGAGGCCATGCGCCAGGGCGCGCGGAAGATCCTCGCCGACTACGACCACCCGCCTGAGGGCGGCGCGCTGGCGCCGCGCGGCTGGGTCGAGGAAAACAGGGCGGAGCTGGAGGTGTGGGCGGAGGTCGAGCGACGGACGCTCGGCGACCTGGACAACTGGAAGCCGGAGGGACTCAGCGGACTCCTGGAAGCGATGACGAGGCCCGCGCCCGGCTACACCGAGATCGCGAACGAGGGCGGCATCTGCTGGCACGAGCGCACCGGCGAGCCTGACGACGACGGGGCAAGCTAGGTGCCCGGCATCCTGGCCCGCCAGCCGCAGCGCCCCCTCGAGGGCCGCGTCACCGGGAACCCGGCGCGGGAGTCGCGGTTCCTGACGTTCATCTCGCCGCCGGTGGGCGCCTACACGCAGGCGCTGCAGGACTGGGCCAGCTCGGACCCCGAGGGCGCGATGCGCCAGGCGACGGTGTGGATATGCGTGAACAAGATCGCGCTGTCCATGTCGGTGATGCGCCCGCTGCCCTACACCGGGCCCGTGGTCGGCTTCGGCCAGGCGACGCGCCTGCCGCCGGGGCCCATGCTGGTCAAGCCCAGCTCGGACCAGACCATCACGGGGTTCACCTACTCGGCGTGGGTGTCGCTGATGCTGCGGGGCAACGTCTACGGCATCATCACGGCCCGCGACCCGTTCGGCCTGCCGACTCAGATCGAGCTGCAGCACCCCGACCAGATGCGGTGCCGACGGATCAGCTCGGGGCCGGACGCCGGGCAGTACGAGTACCGGCTGCGGAACACGATCGTGGACCCCTCGACGGTGTGGCACAAGGCGATCTTCCAGATGCCCGGCAGCCGGGTCGGCATGTCGCCGATCGAGTACGCGGCGAAGTCGACACGGACGTCGCAGGCGGCGCAGCAGTTCGGGCTGCAGTGGTTCGAGGACGGCGGCCACCCGTCCGGGATGCTGACCAACAAGGACGCCAAGGAGATCAGCCAGCCCCAGGCGCAGGGCGTCAAGGCCCGCTTCATGGCGGCGGTCCGCGGCTCGCGCGAGCCGGTCGTCATGGCGGGCGGCTGGGAGTACAACCAGATCCAGGTGAACGCCGACGAGTCGCAGTTCCTGAACACGATCAACGCGACGGCCGCCGACATCTGCAAGTTCTTCTTGATGAAGCCGCAGCACGCGGGGATCGCGCAGGAAGGCTCGGCGATCACGTACCAGAACGTCGAGGACAACATGCTCGACTTCCTGTCGTTCCCGATGACGCCGTGGATCGTGGAGTACGAGCAGTGGCTGAGCGAGTGGACCCCGTCGTCGCAGTACGTGAAGCTCGACACCTCCCCGCTGCTGCGCACGGACATGCTGAACCGGATGACCGCCTACCACATGATGGTCGGCTCGCGGATCTTCACGCAGGACGAGATCCGGGAGATGGAAGACCGGCCGCCGCTGACGCCGGAGCAGAGGGAAGAAGTGAACGCGCTGGTGATGCCGCTGCCGCCGCCGGTGGCGCCCGTGAAGCAGGGAGAGTGACCCGTGGCCAAGGCGAAGTACGACACCGACGACCTGAACGCGATGCTGGCCAAGGGCCACGCCATCAAGAACGCCGACGGCGACCCGTCCTATCCCGTAGAGGACGAGGAGGATCTCGACAAGGCGATCAAGGCGGTCGGCCGCGGCGGCGCGGACCACGACGCGATCCGCAAGCACATCATCAAGCGCGCCAAGGCGCTCGGCCTCTCGGCCAAGATCCCGGATAACTGGAACGCGGACGGGTCGCTGAAGGGCCAGACGTCGCAGCGCGCCCCGCTGGAGCTGCGCAGGCAGCGCCGTTCGTCAATGCTGGCGGTCCCCGAGCGGCTGTCGCTGCCGTTCGGCCGCGGCGGCATCGAGATGCGCGCGAAGCCCAACGGGGCCGGCGGCACGTCGTTCCGGTTTCAGGGCTACGCGGCGACCTTCAACGAGCCGTTCCAGATGTGGGACATGTGGGGCGAGGAGTACGAGGAGGAGGTCGAGCCGGGCGCGTTTACCCGCACCCTGGCCAACAAGGCCGACGTCGCGTTCCTCATCGGCCACTACGACGCGGGCATCCTGATGGCCCGCACGAAGTCGGGGACGATGACCCTGGCGCAGGACTCGCGCGGCCTGCACGTCGAGGTGCCGTCGATGGACGGGGGCCGGGAGGACGTCCGCGCCCTGGCGTCGGCGGTCGAGCGCGGCGACATGGACGAGATGAGCTGCGCGTTCGTGACCCGGCAGCAGCGGTGGAACGACGACTACACGCGCCGCTCGATGCTGGAGATGGACCTGAACCGCGGCGACGTGTCCGCCGTGGTGTTCGGGGCGAACCCGGGGACGGCGGGCAGCATGATGACGGCGCTGCCCGTGGAGGCGCTGACGCTGCGCCGCCCGGTGTCGGTGCGGATGCCGACGCAGCCGTACGACGCGCACCCGGGCGAGACGAACGAGTGCCCGCAGTGCCACTCGGTGAACGACGACTCGGCGTGCTTCTGCGACCAGTGCGGCAACGCGATGCAGCCGGTGGGCCGGCCGAACATGCCGGGCGTTGAGGACATGATCCAGGCGTGCCCGTGCGGCCAGTGGAACTCGGCGGACGCGAAGTTCTGCGGGCAGTGCGGCCGCAGCCTGACCGGCAGCGGCGGCGCGGGCTACTACTGGCGGGCGTCGCGGCCGGGCGAGCGGCGCGCCCAGGACGAGATCGTGGACATGTCGGGCGCCCCGGACTACAACCCGGTGCCGCACGCCTACGACCCGGGCGCGATCCAGTGCAAGAGCCCTGACTGCACGGTGCCGGGCGGCGCGAAGAACAGCCCGGACGCGAAGTACTGCGACCAGTGCGGCGCCCCGGCCTACGCGGGCAACGGCGTCGAGGTCGTCGACGACTCCGGCGTGGTCGAGGACATCGAGGGGGCGTCGATGAACGACGCCGAGCTGCTCGCCCAGCGTGGCCGCGAGCTCGAGCTGCTGGAGATGAGCGCGTGAGCGAGGATCTGATCGTCTACGTGGTGCTGAGGGGCGCCGAGCTGGTGGGCGTCTACTCGACGGAGGAGATCGCGCTCGAGGCCGCGGGCGGCCGGCCGGAGCACGTCATCCCCTGCGACGTCCTCGACCAGGCGCCCTGACGGATCTACCTAAGGTGGGAG